GTAAATATTCCTTTCGATGTATATTCCTTTACTAATGATTGGCATGTTGTTACATATGACGAAAAAGATCGTCCAGTTTTGCCACCTGCACACTATGCAGCAAAAGACAATCAACTTGTTGTCGAAGATAGTTTTTCTATGGTGAATATTCTAACCAGTAGAGTTTCTAAGAAAGAACTGGAATCTCAAATGAAGAATATCTATCGTGTTGTATTTTCTCTTAGAAGGTATCTAAACTATGATACACCCATTCGTATGGGTCTTTCTGGAACTCCTCTGAATGAAGCACTTGTTTCTCTAAGAAACATTATTCCTAAATTTAAAAAGGATAATAGTCTTCAAAAAGTTCAGTGTGTTGTTTTGACTGATGGAGAAGCTGCTCCTATGTCATATCATTCTACATTCAAAAATCTTTGGGATCCAGAACCTGTTATGAGAACTCGTAGAATGACTGCTAATGCAATTATTCGTGATCGACGAACTGGTTCTACATATAAGGTAGATTCTCAGCATAGTTGTGCTTTTGTTTCTTTTACAAACTGCATTATCAACAATCTAAAAGACAATTATCCAGATACTAATTTTATTGGTATTCGTCTTCTAGAAACTGGGTCTTCTGGTTCTTTCATCAGAACTTATGCTTCTAATTTTTCTCAAGTAGAAAAGTATCGTGCCATTTGGAAAAAAAGTAAGTCAATTGTATTCAGTAGTGAAGACAATACTGGATATGATACTTACTTCGGACTCTCTGGAAGTGATCTAGTTAATGATGATTCCTTTGTCGTTAATCCTTCTGCAACAAAATCACAAATCAAAAATGCTTTTGTAAAAAGTTTGAAAACTAAAAAGTTCAATAAAAAAGTCCTTAACGAATTTGTTTCTCTCATTGTATGAAAAATTTAAAACATATTGTTTTAGAAGATACCAGTGAGGTACTAGTGGTCTGCACTAGTGCCATTACTGCTATGGGGATAGGTGCAATAGTAAAACAATACTATCCTGGATATACGGCAAAAATAATTTCTGAAAAATACTACCATGAGTCAGTTCGCAAACTGTCCTCCGACTGACTCAAAGACCACAATTCTGCATTATAATAACTTCAGTTCAAACAAACGAAACCAAATGTCCATCTCTCCTGAGTATGTTGTCACTTCACTCCAAGCACTCTATGGTAAAAATGTAACTGCATCCGATGTTCGTGCATGGTGTGCAATGAATGGTGCCAACTACCAGACCATTACCAACAAACTGAAAGATCGTAAAGTTGGTCGTGGTAAGTGGAATCTTGAAGTAACAAAGGAAACAGTACAAGAATTGGAAACAACTTATACTGCACCAGCTGCATTGCCAGTTGTAGAACAAAACCTTATTCCTCGGAAAGATGATACCTTCGTCCAGTTTGGTAATTTCACTGATATTAAAAAAATTATTAAGTCCGGTCTATTCTATCCAACGTTCATTACGGGACTCTCCGGCAATGGCAAAACTTTCTCTGTTGAGCAAGCGTGTTCTCAACTCAAAAAAGAACTGATTCGTGTAAACATTACTATTGAAACAGATGAAGATGATCTTATTGGTGGTTTCCGTCTTGTCGATGGGGCAACTGTTTGGCATAACGGACCTGTCATTGAAGCACTTGAACGAGGAGCAATCTTGCTACTCGATGAAGTTGACCTTGCTTCAAACAAAATCCTCTGTCTCCAATCCATTCTTGAAGGGAAAGGTGTGTTCCTGAAGAAGATTGGCAAGTATGTACAACCTAAAGCAGGTTTCAATGTCATTGCCACTGCTAACACTAAGGGCAAAGGTTCTGATGACGGTCGTTTTATCGGCACTAATGTTCTTAATGAAGCATTCCTAGAACGATTCCCTGTCACCTTTGAGCAGTCTTATCCAACTCCTTCAGTTGAACAAAAGATTCTTGAGGGTATTTCCTTGGATCTTGGTGTGGAGGATCGTGATTTCTGCAAACGACTGGTTGATTGGGGTGATATCATCCGCAAGACCTTCTTTGATGGTGGTGTTGATGAAGTTATTTCTACTCGTCGTCTGGTACATATCATTCGTGCATACTCGATCTTTGGTAATAAGATGAAAGCATTGCAAGTTTGTGTAAATCGTTTCGATGATGAAACTAAGCAATCTTTCATGGAACTGTATGACAAAATCGATGCTGATTTTGAAATGCCTTCTGAAGAAACAGTTGACACATATAGTGCCGAGTGATATAATGATTAATGCTTGGAGTTTCCTATACGACGAAATGTACGGACCAGATGATGAACAAAATTATGCAAAAAGACGTGAACAAATTGAAAATGGAGAAGACTCTGAATATGAGTTAACTGCTGATGGGTTTGTTTGGCCAAAGGTAAATGATTTACCACCAACAGACCAATCTACCTATATTGATGAATATCCCAAACCATTATCTTCTATGAGTGACGACAAAATTAATTTCAATGTAAATGATAACATGCCTCCTTGGGGACACAGTGATCTTGAATCATCTCTTGGTGGTTCAATCGATCTAAATCTAGATCAACTTTCAACCAATGGTTTCTGGAAGTATGAGGAAGATTTGACTATGAAGGAGGTTCGTGAATACCTATCTTCAACTTACAATGCACATTACACATCAAAAGACAGTAAGACCCAGACACTTGATCTGATTGAAAGTATTGGTGATGCAGAACCATTCTGTCGATCAAATGCTATCAAGTATCTCTCTCGATTTGGTAAGAAGGGTGGCAAGTCTAAACAAGACATCCTAAAAGCAATTCACTATTGCGTTCTTCTCTATCACTTCTCTGGACTCCACAAACAACATAAAGGTAATTATGAAACTTTCTGATTCAACTATTAATATTCTAAAAAACTTTTCCAACATTAATCAATCTCTTTTATTCAAGAGTGGCAACAAACTTCGCACAATTAGTGTGATGAAGAATATTCTTGCTGAAGTTGAAGTAACTGAAGAGTTTCCAAAAGATTTTGGTATCTATGATCTGAGTCAATTTCTTATGGGTTTAAGTCTGCATAAAGATCCTGAACTTGATATTGAGGACGATTCCTACATGGTTATCCGTGAAGGCAAGATGCGTTCTAAGTATTTCTTTGCCGATCCCAATGTAATTGTTACACCTCCAGAAAAAGATATTGTTCTTCAGTCTGAAGATGTTAATTTTACTCTATCCACTACTCAACTTGATAAACTTCTGAAGGCATCTTCTGTTTATCAATTGCCTGATCTTTCTGTAGTTGGTAATGCTGGTATAGTCAAACTAGTTGTATCTGACCGTAAGAACGATACATCTAATGACTTCTCTATTATTGTTGGTGAGACTGATGCAACTTTCAGTTTCAACTTCAAAGTTGAGAATATTAAGATTCTTCCTGGTAGTTACAATGTTTCTATCTCTAAGAAACTTCTTTCCAAGTTTGTTAGTGAAGATAAGAATTTGACTTACTGGGTAGCACTAGAACCAGATTCTACTTACAATGATTGATCAATCCAATAAAAAGGATTATCAAGGACCACTTTATGCTCCATGGCATAAGGTGGTTGTGGGCAAACAAATGAACAATTTGAAAATGAAACACATCTTATTTACTTTGAAGGGATGTGATACCTTTCTCCTTAATGATGAACTAATCGTAAAAAATTTAATTATTAATGCGGCAGAGATTTGTAGTTCAAAACTTCTTGCAATAAACTCTCACAAGTTTGAACCTCAAGGTGTAACTTGTTTGGCAATGCTTGCTGAGTCTCATATTAGTATTCATACTTGGCCAGAGAAAGGTATGGCAGTGTGTGATGTTTTTACATGTGGAGCACACACAGAACCAGAAAAGGCAGTAGAATATATGCGTCTTGCTCTTGAAGCAAAAGACATTATCGTTAATGAATTTGTGAGACCTTTAGAATGACCATGCGTGATGAATTTTTGTGGGTTGAGAAGTATCGACCCAAAACTGTAGAAGAGTGTATACTTCCTGACAATATCAAAAAAACATTTAAAAGTTTCCTAGATAAAGGAGAGATTCCTAACCTGCTTCTAGCAGGTCCACCCGGAATCGGAAAGACAACGATTGCTAAGGCACTTTGTCATCAACTTGGAGCTGACTATTATGTCATCAACGGATCCGATGAAGGACGATTCCTTGATACCGTCCGGAACCAAGCCAAGAATTTTGCTTCGACCGTATCACTTTCGTCATCTGACGCAAAGCACAAAGTCATCATTATTGACGAGGCTGACAACACAACCCACGATGTACAACTCCTCTTACGGGCAAATATTGAGGCATTTTATAGCAACTGCCGATTCATCTTTACCTGTAACTTCAAAAACAAAATCATCGAACCTCTTCACTCCAGATGTTCCGTCATCGACTTTGGAATCAACGGAAAGAGTAAACCAGAAATTGCAGCAAAATTCTTCAACCGTCTCAAGACTATCTTGGAGACAGAGAATATTAAATATGATCAAAAAGTTCTCATCGAACTTGTAAACAAACATTTTCCTGATTGGAGACGTGTTCTAAACGAATGCCAAAGATATTCTGCTAGTGGAAAAATTGATAGTGCTATTCTTGCAGAATTTTCTGATGTCAATACTAAAAATCTAGTCAAGTTTCTTAAAGACAAAAACTTTCCTGAAGTACGCAAGTGGATTGTTTCCAATCTAGATAATGATACTTCTGTACTATTGCGTCGTATTTATGATGCTTGTTATGATTCTTTAGTTCCTGGTTCTATTCCTGCTGCTGTACTTGTTCTTGCTAAGTATCAGTATCAAGGTGCTTTTGTTGCTGATCAAGAGATAAACATGCTTGCTTGTCTAACTGAAATTATGGTGGAGTGTGAATTCAAGTGACTAATTTTTCTCCAAAGGGAATATTTAAGGAATGTTCAAATTTATCTCAACAAGTTACAATGGGTGTTACTAGAGGAATGTCCAAAGTAGCAACACTGGGATATCTTCCTGCTAGTTTTACTGCTGATGCTCAATCTGATGTAGACTTTTTGGCCTATAATCCCACTACAGGAGATGTTAAAAAGGTTCAATGTAAAACTACAACTTACAGAAAAGAAAAACACTATATTGCTTCCTTAAAAAGTGGAGGTAAAGGTAAGGGTAATCGAAAAGTTGCAAAAGATTATGATTGGTTGTTTGTATTAGATGCTGAAGGTAATGAATTTCTCATTGATTATGCTGAGATTAAAGACAGAACAACACAAGTTACTATGATGGAGTGTGAATTCAAATGAATCAAGTAATTACTAAGGGTAAAGTTAAAACGGTTATTCAGTGTCTTGATGAAAATCAAGTTTTAATTCAGTATCACGATAAAGTTACTGCGGGTAATGGTGCTAAAGAAGAAAATTTTGAAGGTAAGGGAAAACTTACTGCTGAAATTTCGTCTTTAATTTTTAAAAAATTGGAAGAGGCAGGAATCAATACACACTTCATTCAGTCTGCTGGAAAGGGAATGATGCGATGTAAAAAAGTTGCAATCATTCCTATCGAAGTTGTAGTCAGAAATATTGCTGATGGTTCTATCGTCAGGGATACTAGAATTCCAAAAAACACGGTATTCAGTCCTCCCTTGATTGAATTTTATTTGAAAGATGATAGTAAAAATGATCCTCTTATAACTGAAGATAGATTATCTCTAATGGGATACAAGGATTTGAGATTTATTAAAAGGTATGCTGCAGAAGTAAATGCTGTTGTTTCTACACTCTTTAATAAAATTGGAATCACTCTAGTAGATTTTAAACTTGAGTTTGGTTCAACTGTTGATGGTGAAATTGTTGTCGCTGACGAAATCAGTCCAGATGGATGTAGATTGCGTAACTCAGATAATAAAAGTATGGACAAAGACTTGTTTAGAAAAAATGAGGGTGATATTATTAAAGCATACTCTCAAATACTAAAATCTTTGAAGGAGATTTGAATGGAGTGTGACTTCAAGTGAAACATCATATTCCTGATGAAATTAGAAAGAATGGATTTGTCTGTTTTGGAATTTTAAACAAAGCAGAGAGGGCAGTTATAATGATGGGTGATGATGCTTACAGAGAATCATTAGACCTTGAGAATGATGATGCTCCGTGCTGGAAAATGCCTTCCAGTGAAACATATGGATTTGTAGGTTGGAATCCTCAATGTGTTCCAACTATTGATTATATTGTATGGAAACTTGATAGACATGCAAAACTGGTATCATGAGAGATCATATGAATAAGAATGATCTTGAAGAATTGAAATATGATGTAGCACATCATTTACTTAGTAAAATGAGTAAAGGTTCTCAATTTCAATATGCCTTAGATAAAATGCTAGAACTCTGTGATCAATACACAGAAAAAGAGTTGAAAGATTTATTACCCAAACAAAAGAAAAAAACAAAAGGAGGAGGATTCTGATGATTGATGTAAAATTGCTAAGAATTTTGACGGGAGAAGAAGTTGTCGCAGAAATTGTGGAAGAGAATGATGCAGAAATTGTTATTAGAAATGGTCTTGTAGTTCTTCCGACAAATACTGGTGTAGGATTTGCACCATGGGCAACTGTCATTAGTAAAGAAAAACCAGAAATTTCTATTTCAAAAAAACATATCGTGTATATTGTAGAAGTTCAAGAGGATGTATGTAAAAAGTATGAACAAATGTTTGGAAGTAAACTAGTTACTCCTGATTCTAAAAAACTTATCCTTTAATTTATTATTTTATTATGAAAGCATTGAAGACACCATTAAGGTATCCTGGAGGAAAGTCTAAAGCAATTAAGACTCTTTCTCAGTGGTATCCAAAAATTATCACTGAATATCGTGAACCATTTATTGGTGGTGGGTCTATTGCAATTGATGTGACTAAGGCAAATCCAGATATTCCTGTATGGATAAATGACCTGTATGTGCCCTTGTACAATTTCTGGGTACAACTACGAGATCGTGGTCGAGACCTCTCAGAGAGTGTTAGAGAGCAGAAAGAGAAGATGCTTGAGAGTGGAACTCAAGAAGAAAAGGACAAATTTGCCAAAAACCTGTTCGATCAGTATGCCTCAGAGATTGACACCTATGACAAATTTGAGAAAGCAGTTGCTTTCTTTATCATGAATAAGTGTAGTTATTCTGGACTAACTGAGAATAGTTCTTTCTCTCGCACTGCTGCTAACTCTAACTTCTCTTTAGTTGGTGCAGACAAACTTGCACAATTTTCAAAACTTATCAAAAATTGGAATATCACCAATATTGATTATTCTAAAGTTATGAATGCTTCTGGATTAGATAATACTTTTGTATTTCTTGATCCTCCTTATGATATCAAAGATTTTTTGTATGGAAAGAATCGTGAAATGCATAAATCATTTGATCATGAAGTATTTGCTGAAAATGTATATGCATGTCCTCATAACTTTATGATCACTTACAATGTAAATGATCGTTTACTTGAGTTGTATAAAGATTATCATCTTGAGTATTGGAAACTACGTTATTCCATGGTCCACCGTGGAGATAAAAATACTCAGGATAATGTAAAGACTGAGTTACTTGTTACAAATTATTCTCTTACACCACTCACACCCCTAGAAGAACAATGGAACTGAAAGATTGGCTTAACTCTATTAATCAAACAAAAACAAATTTGATTGAAGAAGATCCTTCTGTTACCAAAGAATATCCACCATATATTATTAATAGATGTTTATCCGGACATCTTGATTGTATTATGTTTGTTAATGAAATGAATAAGTATCATTTTTTAGATAAAGATATGCAATATTCATTTTTACTAAATAGTCTCAGGAAAAAGAAGAGATTCTCTCCTTGGATTCGTAAAGAAAAAATTGATGATCTTAATACCATAAAAAAATATTATGGATATTCTGATGAAAAGTCAAAGGAAGCTTTAAGAATTCTTACAACTGACCAGATCAACTTCATTAGATCTAAATTTGAAACAGGTGGAAAAAAATGACAAAGATTGTTGAACCTCAGGTTACATGGTCTCCAGCTATGATGGTAGAGATCAACTTAAGAGAACCTGATGATTTCCTCAAGGTTCGTGAAACTCTTACTCGTATTGGTGTTGCTTCTCGTAAAGAAAAAAAGTTATATCAATCTTGCCATATCCTTCATAAACAAGGAAAGTACTATATTGTACACTTCAAAGAATTATTTGCTCTCGATGGCAAATATGCTAATATCACTTTCAATGATGTTCAACGTCGCAATAGAATTGTAAAACTTTTGGTTGACTGGGAACTTGTTGGTTTGGTAGATGAAGAAAAAATTGTTGATATTGCACCTTTAAACCAAATTAAAGTTATTGCTTATAAGGAAAAGAGTGACTGGATTCTTGAGCAAAAATATAATATTGGGGCAAAGAAAAAAAGGACCGAAGAAACCGAATAGAAAACTACGGGGTTTACCACCTCGTTTTTTTATGCTATGATATAAATAAGTACGGATGCCTTCGGGGTCCACACAATCAAATCTCGCTTTAAAAGGAGAAGTACAAATGGGAAACCTTGCACGGTACAATGCCGCTGATTTATCTCAGCTAATGGATCGCATAAATAAGAATAGTATTGGTATGGATGAATACTTTGGTAGGTTGTTTGACCTGCACGAAACAACTTCCAATTATCCACCATATAACTTGGTTACAGTAAGTAATGTAGAATCGAGATTAGAATTAGCACTGGCAGGATTTAAAAAGAAACAAGTAAATGTCTACACGCAAGACGGTAAACTCTTTGTCGAAGGACAACGAGAAGATGGAGAAACTGGAACAGACTATATCCATAGAGGAGTGGCTCAACGATCTTTCACACGGTGCTGGACACTCAGTGACGAGACGGAAGTTAGATCAGTTAGCTTTGAGGATGGGCTTCTAGCTATTACTTTGGGTAAAATTGTTCCCGAAGCACACAAACGAAGAGATTATTTATGAAAAAGTTTATTATTGGATTGACAGCATTATTGATTTCGTCTCCAGTTTATGCACACCCAAGAAATCTTGATTTGGGTGGTATATATCATTACCCTAAAAAAGATGTCATAGTAAAAAATGACTGGAAACGGTGCAAAAAAATTAAATATGTAACTCGTTATGATAAATGGGGATGGTATACTGAACGCAAAATTAGTTCTTTAACACCTTGTTTTAAGTATAAAAATAATGCAAAAACAAGGATAAAGGTTATTATTAAGGACTAAATACTTTGGTATCGTCGCCGCAATGCGTGGGGAGACTGGCAAAAACCAGTTGACTCCCCCCTTTTTTTATGCTAAAATTATTCTAGGGAATTTAAAACAATGACTGTAAAACTAGCAAGATTGAAATCCGGTGAAGAAATTGTCGCCGATGTAAAAGAAATGATTAACGATAATAAAGTCGTCGGTTATTTCTTCAAAAAACCTTGTGTGGTTCGTATGAAAAATATTCAGGGTGTTGAGGCAAAGACGGAAGTAGTATTCGATATTTCTTTGACACCTTGGGTCCCACTTGGTAAAGGTCCGGTCTATCCAGTAGCAATGGATTGGATTATGACTTTCGTTGATCCAATCGATAAATTGATGGAAGCATACAAAACACAAATTTTAGAACAGGATGATGAAGCATATGGAGAAGTCAGCGATAATGATTATGGTTTTGACGGACCAGACTCAACTGATTAGTCAAATTGAAGAAATCGGAGCAGATATTGGTGAACCAGATTGTAAATTAACAGAACCGTTTGTAATTAGTAAACAGGGTATGTTAACTCCATGGTTGATTAATGTCACAGATGAAAATCAGTTTATGATTTCATCTGATAAAATATTGACACTTGTGGAACCTAATTCTGCATTTATACAAAAATATAAAGATCTCTTGAAATGAATTTCTATACCAATGTCCAAATGATCGGAAACAAGTTTTTGTTTCGTGGTTATGAGGATGGTAAACGCGTGATGTACAAAGAAGAGTTTTCACCAACTCTCTTTGTACCTTCTAAAAGTAAAACCAAATATAAAACTCTTGATGGTGAGTATGTTGAAAAAATTCAACCAGGTTCTGTAAGAGATTGTAGAGAGTTCTACAAAAAATATGAGGATGTACAGGGATTTGCAATCTATGGCAATGACAGATATATTTGCCAATATATTTCTGATAAGTATCCTCAAGAAGAAATTAAGTTTGATATCAACAAAATTCAGTTGGTAACACTTGATATTGAGGTTTCTTCTGAACAAGGATTTCCAGATACACTTTCTTGTTCAGAAGAAATTTTATGTATTACAGTTCAGGACTATGCCAGCAAGCAAATCTATACTTGGGGTGTAAAACCTTTTGAAGTAAAACAAGATAATGTTAAGTATTTTCATTGCAGTACAGAGAGAGGAGTTCTTCAGACATTTCTTGATTGGTGGGATGCAAATCCACCGGAAGTTGTTACTGGATGGAATTTACAACTCTATGATATTCCTTATATCTGTGGAAGACTAGATCGTGTCCTAGGTGAGAAGCAAATGAAAAGGTTCTCTCCTTGGGGATTAGTATCTCAGACTGAGGTGTATATTGCTGGACGAAAGCATATTGCATACGATATTGGTGGAATCTCCCAATTAGATTACATGGATCTTTATAAGAAATTTACTTATAAAGCACAGGAATCATATCGTCTAGATCACATTGCTAATGTAGAACTTGGGCAAAAGAAACTCGATCACTCCGAGTTTGAAACATTCAAAGATTTCTATACTGGTAACTGGCAAAAGTTTGTTGAATATAACATCATTGATGTGGAACTTGTTGACCGTCTGGAAAGCAAGATGAAACTGATTGAACTTGCTATTACCATGGCATATGAAGCTAAGGTAAATTATAATGATGTGTTTTATCAGGTAAGAACTTGGGATGCAATTATCTACAATTATCTAAAAAGAAGGGATATTGTTATTCCTCCAAAAGTTGGTGGAAGTAAATCTGAAAAATATGCTGGTGCTTATGTAAAAGAACCTATCCCTGGTAAGTATGATTGGGTAGTTAGTTTTGACCTTAACTCACTGTACCCACACTTGATAATGCAGTATAATATTTCACCAGAAACTCTTCTGGATGAAAAACATCCTACTGTAAGTGTGGATAAAATATTGAGTAAAGAACTTTCTTTTGATCTGCATAGCAACTATGCAGTATGTGCCAATGGTGCCATGTATAAAAAGGATGTTAAAGGGTTCCTTCCTGAATTGATGGAAAAGATGTACGGTGATCGTGTCATCTTTAAAAAGAAAATGCTTAAGGCAAAGCAGGAATATGAAAAAAATCCAACTAAAGCACTTGAGAAAGAGATTGCCAGATGTAACAATATTCAGATGGCTAAAAAGATTTCACTCAACTCTGCTTATGGTGCTATCGGTAATCAGTATTTTAGGTACTATAAACTGGCCAATGCGGAGGCGATTACGCTTTCTGGTCAAGTCTCTATCCGTTGGATTGAGAATAAGGTAAATGGATATCTAAATAAACTCTTGCAGACAGAGGAAGTCGATTATGTTATCGCATCCGACACCGATTCAATTTATCTTAATCTTGGACCTCTTGTTACTAAATTTTTTAGTAACATGTCTGATAATAAAACAAAGATTGTTGGAATACTTGATAAGATCTGTGAAGACAAGTTGGAACCATTCATCGAGTCCTCTTATCAGGAACTTGCGGATTATGTTTCGGCATATGAACAAAAAATGCAAATGAAACGTGAGAATATTGCGGATCGTGGTATTTGGACTGCCAAGAAACGTTATATTCTTAATGTTTGGGATAGTGAAGGTGTTCGATATGATGAACCTAAACTAAAAATCATGGGTATCGAAGCAGTAAAATCATCAACACCTGCACCATGTAGGACAATGATTAAAGATGCCTTGCAGTTGATGATGAATGGAACTGAAGAAGATGTTATTGAATTTATTGATAAGAGTAGAGCAGAGTTTAAAAAACTAACTCCTGAGGAAATTGCTTTCCCACGATCTGCATCTGATGTTGAAAAATACAAATCTTATTCATCAATTTATTCTAAAGGAACACCAATTCATGTAAGAGGTTCTCTACTCTTTAATCACTACATTAAGAAGAATAAGTTGGATCGTAAGTATTCTCTTATCAATAATGGTGAAAAAATTAAATTTATTTATTTGAAGAAACCGAATATCATTCATGAAAATGTAATCTCTTTTATTCAAGATTTTCCTCATGAACTTGATCTTGACAAATACATTGATCATGAGTTACAATTTCAAAAGGCATTCCTTGATCCAGTAAAAACTATTTTGGATTCTATTGGTTGGTCATGTGAAAAAGTTGTCACTCTAGAATTATTTTTTGTGTAATGAGATTACCTGTTAAAATTCATCAACCATTTGGACCTTATATTCTAGAAACAACTTGTCCAAAGGAGTTGATAGATGCTTTGAATAAAAAGATAGAAGATGTCTGCTCAGATCCCGAAGAGATGGAAAAGTATTGCTCTTCTAAAAAAAATGTTCCCAATTTACTTTTAAGAGATATTGAAGTAATTTATTTCGCAGAAAACTTTCTAAAAGAAATTGGATTTGCTGATTTTGTTGAAACACTTGGTGATTACTACATAGAAAATGCAGACAATACTGATCATTATGGGCATTCATCTGTAAAACTTTCTATTATTCCTACTGATTCTAGTTTTCATAGCATGTTCAAATTATGCGGAGATATTCGTTATGCTGATGCCTGGGTCAATAGATATTATTCTGGTGACTTTACTCCATTACATGATCATGGATCTGATCTTGCAGGTATTGTTATTCTAAAAGTTCCTGAGGACTTGCATGAAGCTAACATAAAAAATAGGGATAGTGAAGATGATTCCACTGAGGAAAGAATGGGTGGTAATGTGCAATTCATTAATGGTCCTTCCCGTGCTTTCTCTCCTGGGGAATATATGCCAGACCAAGAAGTGGGAAAAGTTCTTTTATTTCCGAGTTGGGTGCCTCATTTAACATATCCACTTCCAGTTAATTCCGAAAGGAGAACTTTAAGTTTTAATCTGGGGTCAGAACATGAATATCGAAATAGATTTACTGCAAACTAAACTACGGATTAATTATTATGGATTTTTTAAAAGATATTGTAAAAGAGATTGGAGATGACTACACAAAACTCGCAGCAGACATTGACGACTCTGAAACATTTGTTGATACAGGTTCGTACATTTTTAACGGACTTGTTTCAGGGTCTATATTTGGTGGCGTATCTGGGAATAAGATTACTGCCATTGCTGGTGAGTCTAGTACTGGAAAAACTTTTTTCTCTCTTGCCGTCGTCAAAAATTTTCTGGATTCTAACCCTGATGGGATGTGCTTATATTTTGACACTGAAGCGGCTGTTAATAAGTCTTTACTCTCAAGTCGTGGGTTAGATCTAAATCGAACCGTAGTAATGAATGTGGTCACAGTAGAGGAGTTCAGGCAAAAGGCACTAAAGACTGTTGACCGATACTTAAAAGATCCTGAAGACGAACGCAGACCACTGATGTTTGTGTTAGACTCTTTGGGGATGCTTTCCACTGAGAAAGAAATCAACGATGCACTTAATGATAAGCAGGTTCGTGATATGACGAAATCTCAACTTATCAAAGGTGCTTTTCGTATGCTCACTCTCAAGTTGGGTCAAGCAAAAATCCCAATGATAGTTACTAATCACACCTATGATGTCATCGGATCTTATGTACCTACGAAAGAAATGGGAGGAGGTAGTGGCCTCAAGTACGCTGCTAGTACTATCATCTACCTTAGTAAGAAAAAGGAAAAGGATGGAACGGAAATCGTCGGCAATCTTATCAAAGCTAAGACTGCTAAGTCGCGTTTAAGTAAGGAGAACAAAGATGTCACAGTACGCCTTTATTATGATGAGCGGGGTCTTGATCGGTATTTTGGCCTCCTGGAGTTGGGTGAGATAGGAGGTCTATGGAAAAATGTTGCCGGTCGTTATGAAATGAACGGTAAGAAGGTTTATGCTAAGGCAATTTTAAAAGATCCAGAAGAATATTTTACACCTGAGGTTATGGAACAACTTGATCAAATCGCAAAAAAGGAATTTAGTTATGGAAATTGATCAGTCGTTCCCCTGTTTTCCCATTCCAGTTTCAATTTATAATTTTGGGCAAGATTCTCATGAATTGAATATCAAAGTTACTAATGATATTCTTGATGAAATGGATTACTTTAACAATAAAGGTATACTACGAAGTAATCTTGGTGGATGGCATAGTGATGATATGTCTCATCATGGAAGTTTCCAAATGTTATGCAATCATATTGAGAAATGTCTTGATGAATTTTGTAACACATACGGATATTATGGTGATCTTAAGATAAATCATATCTGGGGAAATGTAAATAAAGCACAGAATTATAATTTGATGCATCATCATGGATTAAGTACTCTGACTGGAGTATACTATCCGGTACAGTGTGTCCAAGATAATAAACTTATGTTTAACTATAAAGAACAAGTATCTCTTAATGCTGGAATTGGGGATGAATCTGAAGATGGTGGTGCTTTAATACTTCAAGACCCTAATTTTGGTCTTAAAACTACTTTGGTATCGAAGGAACGAACTCCATTTAATATTAGTCATTATCACTTATATCCAGCTGCTGGAGTATTATTAGTATTTCCTCCATACCTTCTTCATACTGTAACCCCACATTATAAAGATGATTATGATAGAGTAAGCATATCTTTCTCATGCGACTACCCACCTGACGCTCCAAAGAATAATCCTAATGGAAACTATTGAAATTTTAATTTTAAAAAATCTTCTTCACTCTGAGGAATACGGCAGAAAAGTTCTTCCCTTTATTAAAAAAGATTACTTTGAAAATTCTTCTCAGCAAATTGTATTTGAGGAAATTTCAAAGTTTCTTATTGAGTATAACAAACTTGCTAGTAAAGAGATTCTTTGTATTGAGATTGAGAATAGAAGTGATATTAATGAAGATTCATTTAAAGAAGTTATTAGTGTTGTCGATCAGTTAGAAGAAATTACTAGTGAACTTTCTTGGTTAATTGATACTACTGAAAAATGGTGTCGTGATCGTGCCATTTACTTAGCATTGATGGAATCGATATACATTGCTGATGGAAATGATAAAGATAGAAATCGTGATGCTATTCCATCTATATTATCTGAAGCTTTAGGAGTAAGTTTTGACAATCATGTAGGTCATGATTACCTCAATGATTATGAAGAAAGGTATGAATCATATCATCGTAAAGAAGATAAGATCGAGTTTGACTTGGATTATTTCAATAAGATTACGAAAGGTGGTCTTCCTAATAAAACACTCAATATTGCTCTTGCTGGGACTGGTGTCGGTAAGTCTCTTTTTATGTGTCATATGGCTTCTGCTAGCCTTCTTTCTGGTAAAAACGTATTGTATATTACTATGGAGATGGCTGAAGAAAAGATTGCCGAACGCATAGATGCAAATCTTTTGAATGTACCAATTCAGGAAATAACTGATCTTCCTAAAGTTATGTTCGAGAATAAGGTATCAAATCTTGCAAAGAAAACTCAAGGTACTCTTATAATTAAAGAATATCCAACTGCATCTGCACATAGTGGACACTTTAGAGCACTTCTTAACGAACTTGCACTTAAAAAATCATTTAGACCTGATATTATTTTCATTGATTACCTTAATATATGTGCTTCCTCCCGTTATCGCGGAAACAGCACTGTCAATTCATACAGTTATATTAAGGCTATTGCAGAAGAACTTAGAGGATTGGCTGTCGAATCAAACGTCCCTATCGTATCTGCCACGCAGACCACTCGTTCAGGTTATGGTAGCAGCGATGTTGAGCTCACTGATACTAGTGAGTCCTTTGGCTTGCCTGCTACTGCTGATCTTATGTTTGCCCTTATCTCTTCTGAGGAACTGGAAAACTTAGGTCAAATTATGGTCAAGCAGTTGAAGAATCGATACAACGATCCTACAATGAATAAAAGGTTTGTTGTTGGTATTGATCGTGCAAAGATGAGACTGTATGATTGTGAACAGACTGCTCAAGAAGACATCATTGACAATGGGCAGGATGAGGAGTATAATAATGAAGAAACAAAAGCAAAACGAGCATTTGAGGGATTTAAATTTTGAATAATAAAGTAAACACTGACGCATATCTTGAGTTTGTCAATGCGGTTACGTCACCTCAGAGTCAAAGTTATTATGATTTCTCCAATCGCATTTCCGAACTTCATGATCAAGGATTTCCTACCGAGCGACTGCTTACTGCTGCTGTAGGTATGTCTGCAGAAGCAGGTGAATTTACTGAGATTGTAAAGAAGATTGTTTTCCAGGGTAAACCCGTTAATGAAGAAAATCTGTTTCATCTGAAACGGGAACTTGGTGACATCATGTGGTATGTTGCTCAGGCATGTATGGGTCTTGACACTTCTCTCGATGAGATCATGGAGATGAATGTGGACAAACTCAAGTCCCGTTATCCTGGTGGTGACTTTGATGTTCACTATTCTGAAAATCGTAAAGAGGGAGACCTATGAGACTATTAACACTTGAAGATTATCAAAAGGCAGGAGAAACATTCTGGCCTAAGTATTGGTATGTTGCTAAAGAACTTGGAGAGAATGCTAAAACCGAAGACATCCTGAAAGTTATGGAAGCAGTCGGTGGAATTGCAATGAAGTTTGCATTAGAAGAAAAAGAAGGACCATTTGGATTTAATAATAAGACTGAAAAAACCGAATCTTAAAAAATAGACCCTTTCGGGGTCTTTTTTTATAAATATAAGAAAAATGTATTTGTAAAATGGATTCCAAAACTTACAAACTCCTAATGGAAGCATATGCTTCTGTTTACGCTCCTCAAGAAGTAGAAGAGGGTGTCCGTGATGTAGATGCAGAGAAGGGAACTGCAGAACGTAAATCTCGTCTTGAGAAAAAACGCGGGATGAAAGTAGATGATCATCCTGAGTATAAAAAAGAAGAAGTTGAAAATGTAGATGAACTCTACAAGGGTAAGCACGGTCAGTCTGAGAAAGATTATCAAGATGGTCGTTCGGATGCAGGCAAAATGGTCTCCGGCGATTCTAAGATGAGTGGTGCTAAGTATACTCATGGTAGAAGAGTTGATGATGGTGATGCTGGTCCACAACCTGCTGGTGGTTCTAAAAAACCAAAAGCACAGGGTAAAATGGATAGTGGATCTAGAGCAGACCTTCAATATCGTAAGGCAAATCTTAAGAAAGAAGAACTGGAAGCAACAGGTCTCTTTTCAGAAAGAGAAATTGATGCTATTCTAGAAACTGATGAGCAGTTTGATGAAGCAATGAGTTCTTACGATCGCAATCGCAAGAGAGCAGCACAAAGAGCAGCAGCAAGAAATGCTGCCAGAGATGCTGGTAAGACTGGTGCGGTTCC